TGCTGTCAGCAAAGCCTTGTCTCCAGTCTTCACCTTTGCCTGTGTTCATAATAAAATCTTTAAGTCCATCACTGCTTGTTGCTTTTTGTCTACCCCAACCATTTTTACCAGTCATTACAAATTGACCATTTGGTTCTCGCCCCCAAAACAATGTTGGGTTGCCGTCCCACTTTATGCTAACATCTTTTGAATCTTGTCCTAGTCGTGTTAGTATCTCAGCCGCCTTGAGTGCGCCTTTGCTACCTTCAAAAGTAACTAGGTCTTCTAGGTGATTATACTCTCTGCCTTTTTGTGTAGCTTCTGTGAGGAACTCGGTAGCTTTCATTATACTTCCTCAATATTACTTGGATCAAAAATTACAATACCGTCTGCTGGCTTATCACTTACTGCTCCATCAAACCCTAGGTCTTTGAGTCCCATAGTCATCATGCCACCATACATTTCATCGTTGCTGTATTCCCAAGGCTCAAAGCCCATTTCTTTTTTAATTGCAATTACTTCAGGTCCTTGAGCATCTGCCATTTTAAGTCCTGATTTTACTTTATACTTTTTTACTTCACCACCTACATGTTGTGCAAACGCTTTAGCCATGCCTTCTGTCCATGTAAGATAAACTCCGTTACCTAATGCACCAAGTCCAGTACCTTTACCTTCACCAGCTGTGCCACGATAAAATATACCTTTGTTTTTGGTCATTAAGTTATCCCACAGTTGGTTTTCAATTAAGTGATGAACTCTCATTATTCAAGCTCTTTCCAACCTGGGTCATCTCTCAGATCAGCCAATAGTGCATCTCCTGCTTCTTTACCCAATGCTGAAAGAATACTTTCTACACTGCCCAAATCTTGTCCTCGGGCATTAGGGCCTAACAAACGTTTGGCTATATCATCTAAATCGCTTGAGATTAATTCATTTGTTTCTCTATTAACAAGTCCTTTGTAAGGTGACCACTTCATACCTTTTTCTTTAGCTAATTTAGCTATGGTAATCATTTTGTTTACACCTTTAAATTTACTACCTTGCGGAATGCTGTGTGTATGAAACTTGCTAGCTGTTTCTGCGTTCGCTACTACCATAATATCTACTTGGTGCGTATGATCTGCCATTGGTACTTCTACATGTACACTAGTACCACTTTGTGCAGTTTTAAATCCAGCTAGATCAAATTGCTGTCTTAGTTTTTTTCTAATAACTTTTGCTTCTTCATCTGGCATTTTGTATGCTTGTTGAAGATCAGCTAAGTCAACAATCATATCAAGGTCGCCACTTTGTTTTCCTTTGGTGGGAGTTGCTCCACTTCCAATTGGAATTGCTTTGGTATTGGTTTTACTTAACACACCATTGATGCTTTTCATAATTTCAGGAATCATACTATGATCAAAAGGGATAGCATCTGGAAATATTTTGCCACCTTCACGTAATGGTGTATGTAAGCTATCACCTATTAGTCTTGCGATACGGCTACCACGTTGTTTACGTTTCTTAGAGCCGCCTATTATGTCTTTTATTCTCATCGACTTTACCAATACCTCTTTGAAACTTACGTGGATCTTTGGTTCTAATACTATTAATTAAACGTTTGTTTAAATCTGCGGCAGTTTCAACATCAAAACTTTCGTTTATCAAGTTGATAAGATTAATAGCTGTAACTATTACCTGTGTTGCATTTGACTCAACAATCTGCTTAGTGTCACGTTTTGGTGACATAGCATTAATTTCTTCCAATATTGATCTCGTTTTACGCTTCATCTTAGTAGTATTTAGTAAATATTGTTGCTGGAGCATTGGTGACTAGCACTTATGGCATTTGCGTATTTTTTGATTCTCAACTTAGGATCCGTTAACAATAAGAGCAACATCATCAATGGCATGCAAGCACAAAACACAGGCTCAAACTAGGCTCATATTAATGACTCAACTTTAAAAACACAGTGCTTGTAGTTCAGAATCATAGTTAAAGAAAGATAAGGTACACTGCACCTTTGCTTCAGCAAACTTCGTATTCAAAGTTTTGACAATCTTGATGTTTTCCTATAAATTTTGCACCATTCTTAATGTGAAAATTTCTAGCCATTTCTGTTAGTGGACTTAGTGTTACAAATCTTCTGACCCAAGGTCTTTGAGCTTTAATACGTTCTGCTACTCCATTTACTATTTCCCTTCCTGCTCCGGGCTTATAACTCCATACTGTGTAAAATACCGCAGTATTTGTGCCTACCCATTTCATATCGTTTTCACTTGTTGGAACTTCGTCTGTATATGCAACACAGATAACTGCCGAAATTTCTTTATCTCGTTCTAATACATATACTTCTCTTCCGCTTCTTGTACGCCATTCTTTACTAATATGTGGTCTAACTGGATCTTTTTCAATATGTTCCAACTCTTGTGTAGTTGCTAATCTAATCACTGCTTTTCCTCAATAAACTTTTTAATCTATCAGTTGCATCAACCTGTGGATCTGCATCCATGTTGTTCTCAGTAATAGTTTCACCTGCTGGTGCTACTGTGCTTTTTGTTTTTAGCTTCTGATATATACTGGTTACTCCACCATCGTCCTCTTGTTCATCTTCGTCTAAGTCTTCTATCCTTAAACTATCCATGTTGAACTTGAGATCCAGTTTACTACCAACACCACTGCTACTACGTGTTTTCATAAACTGAATTTGTACACGACCACGTTCACGCATTGCTCTACTGCTAAAGATACCAATCAAGTTATCTGCTGTATTGATCTTACTAATACCACCTGCAATGTGGCTGTGGTCAAATTCTATTTCATCAACTGCACTTCTGTTTAACTGCGAAGCAGTCACAAACAATATACCTAATTCAATTGCTAGATTACGCAATTCTTCACTTACAAACTTGTCTTTTATAAATTGATCACTTGGGTTAACTTTTACTGTAACTGGCATCATAAGATCCAAATAGTCTACTAGTAGTGCATCAACTTTAACATTGTTTTGTATTTGAAACTCTTTGAGATATGCTTTTATATCATTTACTGTACTACCATTTTTCATTTGTACAATTTGTAATCCGCCTGCTTTCTTACTTGCCATCTTAACACGCAATTCAACATCACTGGTATTTTTCATTACATCTTTTGTACCCATGCCAGTTAACATAGCATCCAATCTCATAGCACACAGTTCTTCACTAAGTTCCAAACTAATATACACTACGTTCTTGCCTTGCAATGCCCAATTCAATGCCAAGTTTTGCATAAACAAACTTTTACCACTACCCGATCCACCTGCAAATATATTCAATTCGCCTGTGTTAAATCCGCCATACAATACTCTATCAAATGTTTCCCAACCAGTTGTATTCTGTCCTCGATTGTCTTTGATTGCTTGTATACGTCCTGCTGGATCTTCCCAATAGTTTGTACCAAAGTCTTTTGCTAATCCTATTTCAACTGCTTCTTTAATTAGACCTTCTACAGTTCCATACTCTTTGCGTTCTAGTTTATCAGCACTTGCAAGTATTGCACCTTCTAATGCTTTGTGTCTACAGAACTGTTCAAAGTTATCCATAAACCAGTTTCTATGTTCATCATTTACTCTATCTTTTACATCTTGTACATCAACGCCACTAATGGCTCTGACTTGTTCTAACATAGGAACATCACTGTATTCTTCAACATGTTTCTGTACAAACTCTACTGTATCTCTAAATTGTCTATCAAAGTAATCACTTTTTAGTATAGCATTACAACGCACAAACAAATCCTTGTCAGCCAACAAGAACTCTATGTACAACTTTTGTAAATCTGTGCTATAATCTTCACTCATAACTATCCTTTATTATACTATCTACATCTACTTTTTGCAAGTATTTTAATTTTAGTTGCATTTGTTTCTACACTATCTAAGACACTTTTTACAGTAAACAATCTACCATATCTCATTACTGCATCACTTGCATCTTTTATATCATCTTCCCAAGGTGGAAAACTAACTGCCCATCCTTGTTTAATTGCTACATTCACAGTATCCATGCCACTCTTATCAAAGTCTGGTAAAAGTATAATATCTTTTTCTAAATCTTCAATAATTTTACATTGTGTACTATTAGGAGTATTACCTGCAAGTGCTACACCTGCCATTTGTAGTGCATCAAACTGTCCTTCAGTCACAACCACTGTATTATGTTTATCTTGTTTGTCTAAATTGTAAACAAAGTTTTTAGGCATTTG